TTATTTATCCTGCGGGTATTCAACACCTGTGATTTTTCGGATTTTGTCCATTTGTTTTGTGATGTAAAGCGTTTGCTCATGTGTCACAACGGGGCTTTCTTTGAGACCTTTTGATACACATTCGGAAAAATGAGCGATTTGTTCCTCAAAACCGTTGCCTGCATAAGGAACGGGAATTTTCACGGTTTCGCCATTGTTGAGATAAATGTCGATTTCCTGAGGGGCATAGAATCTGAGAAGACGAGCATAACCCTTGCTTCCGTAAACATATCCCTCGTTGGGTTTGCGGAGCAGAATTGCACTTGAAATATCGGCAATCGCTCCGTTTTTATATTTGAGAAGAACACAGGTATGACTGTCAACGCCGTTATATATATCGGATTGTGCGTTGATTGTTTCAACATCTTTTCCGAGATACCAGCTTGCAAAATTCAGACCGTAAACGCCGACATCGAGAAGCGAACCGCCGCCGTTTTCTCGTTTGAAAACATGATGGTCCATTTCATCTTCGTCCATTGAGTAGCAGAATTTACCTTCGACGCCGAGAATATCGCCGAGAACGCCGTTTTCAACGAGTTCAAGCATTTTTATTGTACCCGGCACAAGTCTTGCCCACATCGCTTCCATAAGAAGAACATTGTTTTCTCTGGCACAGCGGAACATTTCCTCTGCTTCTTTGGAGTTGACCGCCATGGGTTTTTCGCAGAGAACATGTTTTCCGTTGTTCATCATAAGGCATGAACAGCCGATATGACCCGAATGCGGAACAGCGATATATGCCGCATCTATGACATCGGAAAGTGCCATTTTCTCATAGCTGTCGAAGCGTGCGGGAATATCGAATTCACAGCCGAATTTTTCGGCATTTTCTTTTGTTCTTGATGCAACCGCAACAAGTTCTGCGTTATCAACATTTTTTATCGCTTCGGCAAAGCGGTGGGCGATAGTACCTGTGCCGACTATACCGAATCTGATCTTCCGGTTGTTCATTTCACACCTCGATAAATTCTTATTTACCGAACTGATTGTATCACAAAATTATGAAATATTCCACTTTATCCGAAGAAATACTGCTCAAGGTCTGTCGTTTTTCCCTCGGCATCAACGATCCACCGCCAGGTTCGCAGGCACTCATTGCAGTGGGCTAACACCTCGTAACTGCCGTTCTCTTCGCAATACACTGCGGATTTTTCTTTCAGTTTGACATTGCAGTAAGAACAGACCTTCGCTTCTGCTGCCGGAACAACAATGGAAATATCCTCAAAACAATCCGGGGACTTAAAGGATCTGCGAAGATAATTATGCCCACCATCAACCGCACAGGCACCGCAACGGCAAGTGACATAATCGTGCCTAAATGTGGACTCTATCTCATCACCGCATAGTTTACAGCGGATGGCGTTCTTTATAATTTTCATAATGTTTCTCCGTTCCGTAAAGTGCAATAGACAGGCCTTCAGAAATCGAAAGTCTGTCTGTTTTTATTCTCCTATTTTTGCCGCACGGGATAGGTCGAAAACAACGATTTTCTTATCCTCGACCAAGCGTCCGGGTATGCGATATGATTTGCTGCTGTCCCAACCGAACTCTGCGGTGAGGATTTGGCACAGGCGCATACTTGCTAACTCCAAGCTGCGTTTGCCGTGGTAAACGTCTTGTGGTACACGATGTGAGTGAAAGTCCTTCTTCTTGTATGTGGACAGTATTAGGTTTTTTCCGTCATCAGCAATCAAAAAACATACATATTTCGGACTTCCAATGCCACGCAGTGCATCAACAAATATGTGAATGCGGTTATTTCGGAGGTAGAATGATATGTATGTGTCTGCCATATTTTTAACCTTCCTTTTGGGTTTTCCAGCTTTCCGCATTGCTAAAATCGAATAGCATCATAACTTTTTGATTGGCAGTAACCAAACGACCTACAGCACGGTAGTTATATTCCTTGTCCAACCCCCACGCCTGGTACACTTGATCACCGAACCGCTTGGATTCCATATTGCGGATGCTGAATTCTTTGGTGCCCTTTATCCACCGAATGCTGTTTTTATCGGATGAGGAGACCGGCAGAACTATGAGGCACTTTGTTTTGGGGTTCACCTCAATACGTACAAACTCGCAGTTATTCAGTGCGGAAAGCACCAGTTTGCTGAATGACAGCTTGGTCGGCCAAAGGCTACAAGTTGCATCACTTTTGCGAGGAAGATGCACAAACATATCGGAGGCAACAATCTGAAATCCCTCCAATGAAACTTCCTCAATAGGGTTCATAACACTCATTTCAAAACCTCCTTATGTTTTATCTGTTATAATATATCCATCAGCGAGATCAATTTTATAAGACTCTTCGTGTTGTTCGACAGGTGTTCCAAAATACTCACGCCATTCACCTGGCAGATAGGACTTAGACTTTTTACCCTTCACAAACAACTCAAAATCGGTCAGCTTGAAAAGGTACAGCATTTCACCATCGCATACCGCAGGCTTTCCCATCATCTTATAGCGGTATTGAGCATCCCAACCCATAAGGTCGAACACCTTTGCTGCAAAAATCTTACAGAGCAAATCACGGTTCATAAGTTCTTTTTCACCACCGCCTCGTGCCCACCGAAGTGAGTCCGGGGCGTCTGCTTCGCAAGGGCGGACAATGAGCCTTTTCTGCTCCGGGTGAATTAAAATCTGTATGTGGGTGACCCCAGGAAAGCGTCTCAAACAAGCCATATTAAACTTAATACGACTGTCCCAAATGGTAATAGCGGGTTCACGGGAATGTGCAAACAGCTCGGCTTTCGTGACCTGGTAGCCCGCGAGGTTCACAAGTTCTTCCATTTCCTCCGGGTTATTTTCTAAAGCCACGCTGTTATTAAAATAGTGTTCAGGTTGGTTCTCCATTTTCTGTTCCGTTTCCTCTCATAAGATTCTCAATTGATAGTTGAAGTTGCTCCGGGGATGCAGTAGAAAACTGTTCCATTCCAGGTGCGAGGATACTTCGTGCCTGGGAGTTCCACTCTGTATTGGGAGCAATATAGTAAAAGCCGTTATCAAGGGCGTGTTCGTAAAATCCATCACCAAATTCGCCATCCCATTCTGCCGGGCAAAGTTCCACACGGCGTTTTCCTTTGGCATCTCCATCCTCGCAAGGTAGGAGTGTGGCGGGAACGGCATTCGGAAGATTAAACACAATAATCTGCTCCGAGCCACGAGAAGCCCAGGTGCCACGGATTTTGTAGCTATAATCGGGATTCCAATTCATTATGCTGTAGAGAGCGTTGCCAAAATGCTGACAGTTTAATGTCTTGGAATACACTGGCTTTTCCGGGTCGGGACGCCACCGAATACTGTGGGCATCAGCCTTCCTGCACGGACGGATTGCAATACGTCTTTCTGCCGGATGCAGAAGCAATTGGATGTATGCGATGCGGTCGAACTTCTGAACGCAAAACTTGTTGAAAGAGATTCTCTCGTTAGAAATGTTAATAACCGGTCCCTCATAGCGTAATTGGAGGAACTGGCTGCGTACAACTTGATATCCATCAAGGTCAAATGCACTAAAGGCAGTTTTGCTTACGGGCTTTGAACGACTCGGCTGACGGACACTGTTAGAAATGTCATAGTAGGTGCCGGGGTCATCGTTAACCCAATGGTGGTTAATGGGAATAAACCCTCTAAAAATACCCTCGTCAATAACATGGAGAAGCGGAAGACCACCACGCATATGATGCTTGCGGTTTTCCAGAAGCACTTGTACTGCCTCAAACTTCTCCACAGAAACGATAGGTTCGTGGTGATTTGAGTAGAGATACTGGTCGCGGTCTTGGTTATTCTTTTTGTGCTTATGCTCATATAGATCTGCAGTGAAGGTTTTCCAGGTGAGAACGCTTCCGCAGTACCTCTCATTGGTGAGGATATAGCCAACAGAGCCACTATTCCATTCGCTACCCCCGGACTTCGTTTCACAGCCAATGTCCGTAAGCAAGGATGCAATCTGCTCCTGTGACCATCCTGCGAGATATGCATCATAGATAAAGCGGACAATCTTTGCCTCGCTCTCGTTCACTTCGAGGGGGGCATATTTTATGTAACGCCCGGTTACATCCTTTGGACGGTCATAGCCCAAAGGTGCCGGAGTCAGTAGTTTGCCGTCCTTGAAGCGTTGCTGCAACGACCAGTTCATAGCCTCACTCTTTTTAACGGATTCTTCCTGGGCAAATGTAGCGAGGAAGGAAAGCATAAACTCGGTATTTTCCGAAAGAGTATAAAGGCTATCTGTTTCAAAAAAGACACCCACGGGCGGATTTAATCCCTTCAGCATACGGATAAGCGAAATGCAATCCACCAGGTTTCTTGCAAAACGAGATACACTTTTAGTGATGATAAGGTCATATGTTCCGCGTTGGCACTCGGCAATCATTGTGTTGAACTGATCTCTGTTCTTAAGAGAAGTACCGGAAATACCCTCATCAGCATAAATGTGTTTCAGTTCCCAATTGGGGTGGTCTTCGACTAATTGACGGTAGTGCGCCTGTTGCAACTCAAACGAGGACAACTGCTCGTCATTATCGGTGGAAACGCGGCAATAAGCACATACACGGTATATATGACCTTCACCGTACAAATCCGCCTTTGGTTTTGCTGGAATGAAAGTTTTTGTGCTTTCGTCCACCCTCTGATAAACCCGTCGAAGTTGCTCCTTCGCTTGAATGTCTGCCATAAATTTACCCTCTTACTTTTCTGCGGAACTTTTCGGGAATTGCCAATACCAAGCACCATCTTTTTTGAAGGACTTGATTCCCATTGCCTTTTTAGTGTTCAATATGGTTCGCTCACTGATGTTTTCTTTATGAAACATAGCGTGGATTTCAGAAACGGCCATAGGACCGTCCGCAAGCATAGCGCTCAAAATATCGGCCGCCCGTGCCTGCTTTGTCATTTTTTCTTGCACACAGTATGAAGCATCACTGCCTGCGTATTTTTCCGGGTCGATGTCCAACCATTCCAATTTTCGTGAAGCATCGATAGAAAAGAATAGGTCTCTCCCTTTTGGGGAAAGGCTGCTCTTTACGTGATGAACCACGGAGATAGCATCGTCCTGGATATGTTCAACCTTTATTACACTTCTTGCGGCAGCCACAAGGTCTATGCTACCCAGGCTACGATACAGTTCTTTTGAACTTTGTTTCTTATTAAGGTGACCGATTAAAACAACGGCACAAGGTTGAAATTCTTATAATACGTAGTAAAACTGTTTACTTATATAAAACTTAAAGCGACAAGGAGAAATCCTCGTCGCTTTTGTTATATAAATTCTTATTTATCGAACAGATTATATCACATAAATATGAAATTTTCCACCCAAACAAAAAAGGCGGGGTTTATTCAACCCCAACCTCGATGTCCGTTCCGTTCTTGAATCGGAATGTTATTTTGTTGTCTTTGTGTACCGTTGCCGTTTCCAAAAGTGTAAGCCACAACCCTTCGTCCCAGGTTTCAATGACGATGGGTTGTTTTTCTATTGTGCCGATGAAGATACGAAGCTCTCGGTCTCGCAGCATCCGGCTGTCACGCTCTGCGGTTGCTGCGTTCAGCCGATCCACCGCCGTTTCATAACGCTTGACCATACGGTTGTACTTCCTGGTGTATTCCTCTTGGGATTGCTCCTTGGAAGCATTCTCCTTGATGCACTGGCTGACCAGTTCGGCAACCACCTGCAGTTCTTCGTTCAAGGCTTCGATTTCTGCATTGAGTTCGGTGCAATCAGCCACCACCTCGCGCATTGCTTCACAGACTTTGAGGTGCTTCTCACGGGAGCCCATCAGCTGATTAAAGGCTTTGAGGAAGGCTTGCTGAATGACCTCTGCATCAAGGGTCGGTGTCTCGCACTTGGCTTCACCATTGAACTTGCCATTGCATCTCCAAATCACTCTACGGTAAGGGTCATTGGAGTGCCACACCTTTTGACCGTAGAAGCCCCCGCAATCTCCGCAGATGAGTTTACTTGCAAAGATGCTTGAACCGCTGTAAGCCCGTCCCAGGGTTTGTCGGCGGGCAATTTCAGTCTGAACCATATCGAAGTCCATCGCAGAAATGATAGCCGGATGGCTACCCTCAACGTAGTACTGTGGGACTTCACCCTCGTTGACCTTTTGCTTTTTGGTGAGGAAGTCAACTGTGAACTTCTTCTGAAGCAAGGCATCGCCCTTGTATTTTTCATTCTGCAAGATGCTCATAACCGTACTTTGACGCCATTTTGCTTTACCACCAGGAGTTGGTATTCCCAGTTCCATGAGGTGTTTGCAGATGCCCGTGGAAGTCTTGCCTTGTAGGAACAGCCTGTAAATCATTCGTACAATTTCGGCTTCTGCCTCGTTAATGATGGGAACACCGCCCTCGCCACGGTCGTAGCCGAGAAACTGCTTATATGGCATACTGACCTTGCCGTCAGCAAAACGCTTACGCTGACCCCAGGTGACGTTCTCGGAGATGGATCGGCTTTCTTCCTGGGCAAGGCTGGACATTATGGTGATCAGCAATTCGCCTTTGCTGTCGAAGGTGTAAATGTTCTCCTTTTCAAAGAAAACCTCAACGTGATGTTCTTTGAGGGTGCGGACGGTAACGAGGCTGTCAACGGTATTTCTCGCAAATCGGCTGACGCTCTTGGTTACGATCAAGTCGATTTTGCCCGCCAAGGCATCGGCCACCATTTCATTGAAGCCCTCACGGCGTTTGGTGTTCGTGCCGGAAATGCCCTCATCTATCTAAAAGCCGTCTTTGATACAATCTGAATTTGCCCTATACTTTTTGATTTTTCCCCACACTTTTTGAGGATTATAAAAGGGGGGTGCATTTTAACAGCAGACAGAGAAACACCCTGCATCAGCATTCGTGCCAACGCAGGGTGTGATTTTATATCCTAATTTCTGTGCCGTCCGCAAAGGTGAAACCGTAGTCGTCCTTGCCGTAGACCGTCATATATTTCAGAAGGCTCTGCCATAAATTTTCATCGAATTCCGTAACCGTGTCCGGCAGACCACGCAGCTTTTCAATGTACATTGCTGTGGTTTCTTTCTCAGCAAGGGTGCGTGTTATCTGCTCATCGAGGGCAGCAATTCGAGCCTTTACATTCTCGTATCGGTCGACCAGTTCGTTATACTTCTTTTCATAGTCATCCTGGTTTCTGACAAAGCGGGCATTGTCCTCGATGCAACGCTCCACCATATCGGCTATCGCCACCAGTTCATTTTGCAGATTGGCTTTTTCAAAGGTAGCCTCGGAAGTATCCTGCATCTCGGCAAGGAGCGTCTCCATGCACATAATAATGATGTCCTTTTCAACCGTATAAAGGTTGATGGCTTGGATGAACAGTTCCTTTATGGTTTCCTCGTCAAGGTGTGGAGTGGAGCATTTTTCATCATCGCTGTATTTGTGATTGCAGCGCCATATCACCCTACGGTACTTATCGTTGGAATGCCACACCTTTGAGCCGTACCAAGAACCGCAGTGACCGCATTTTATTTTGCTTGAAAAAATGCTGACCGAACTGTTGCGATTCTTTCCAGGGCATCGTGCTTTCATCAGCAACTGCACTTTGTCAAAAATGGCAGGGTCGATGATTGCCGGATGGTTGCCTTCCACATAATACTGTGGAACTTCACCCTCATTGATTTTCTTCTTATGCGAAAGAAAATCCGTGGTATAAACCTTCTGCAGGAGCGCATCGCCCTTGTACTTCTCGTTGGTAAGGATACTCTGAACCACCGCCTTGCCCCAGACCTTTTTCCCGCCGGGTGTCGGTATGCCTTCCTCGGTCAGTTGCTTTGCAATCACATATGGGGATTTGCCTTGGAGGAACAATCCGTAAATTCTGCGGACAACTTTCGCTTGTTCTTCATTTATAACAAGGTTGCCGTCCTCGCCACGGTCGTATCCAAGAAATCTGCCAAAGGGTACGGAAACCTTACCGTCTGCAAAACGCTTTCTTACGCCCCAAGTGCAGTTCTCGGAAATGGAGCGTGATTCTTCCTGTGCAAGGCTGGACATAATCGTAATAAGCAGTTCGCCTTTGCTGTCAAATGTCCAGATGTTTTCTTTCTCGAAGTAAACCTCGACCCCGGACTCTTTCAGCTTACGGATGGTGGAAAGGCTGTCCACGGTATTTCTTGCGAAACGGCTCACACTCTTGGTTATGATCAGGTCGATTTTCCCGGCAAGGGCATCATCAATCATCTGCTTGAAGCCGTCACGGTACTTGGTGGAGGTTGCACTTATGCCTTCGTCAGAATACAGGGCTACAAACTCCCAATCCTCACGGCTTTTGATGTAGTTGGTGTAATAATCGCACTGTGCAGCGTAACTGGTCTGTTGGTCTTCCATATCGGTAGAAACACGAGCGTATCCCGCAACTCTGCGTTTGGTTCGTGTGTTTATTGGTGCGGCCGTAAATCTGCTGATGGTGGCAGGTATCGTTGTTACATTTTTCTTTGCCATATTTCCGTTCTCCCTTCGTAAAACTTGTACTCAAGGCTGCCGTCCTCAAGCACTGTGATTTTTTCTATCTGCTGTTCAAAAGCAGTCTCGTCAAATTCGGTCTGCCCAAGAATAAATGCGGAAACCCTACGCAATTGGAAGTCAGCGTAGTTTTGGGCATCGCACTCGACACCCTTGTATCCGTATTTCTTTCCGATGCAATACCAGTAAGTCCATTTGTTTGCCGAAACCACCCTGTGGTAAGGATGACCGCACTTTCCGCAGAATACCTTTCCTTGGAAACAGTCCGTCACCGTGAATTCGTGGTAGGTCTGATTTATTTTCAAATCCTGCCATACACGGGTTTCACCGCCAACCAGGTGGAACTCAATGCCGCCGCTTTCCAACACCAACATCTGCTTTACCTGGTTTTCAAAAATCCCCTCGTCAAAAGTGTCAGTGCCAAGCACCTCGGCACAAATGCTTTTTAATTCCGTATCGGAGTAATTTCTACTGCAACAGGACTGTCCTGGCTCTTTTTTGGAACGGCAAATCCAATGGACGTATGTTTTTCCACGCTGTGTGCTTTTCTTCCTTGTAAAAGGCTGTCCGCATACGGCACAGCGTATTTTCTTTGTAAAGCAGTATGTGGGGTTCAGCATTGCCGTTCTGCGTTCAAACTCCTGCTGGACCTCTGCGTAGGTTTCTCTGTCGAGAATCGCCTCATGGCAGTCGGTCATACGATATTGTGGTAACTCACCGTTGTTACGCACCTTGATTTTCTTGATAGGGTCTATCATGTAGCATTTCTGTCGAACCAGATCTCCGGCATAAATCTCATTGTGAATGAGATTGTTCAGCGATGCCTCCTGGAACAGCTTACCGTTGATGGTGCGATAGCCCTTATCGTTCAGTTCATCACAGATGCCCTGCAACGGAACACCCTCAATGTAACGCTGAAACATCAGCCTTACGATTTCTGCCTCTTCCGGAATGATGACATACTGCTCAAGGTCATCATCGTAACGGTAGCCGAGGATGTGCTTGTTGGCTGCACCAATCTCACCAGACTGGAAACGCTTTCTGACACCCCATTTCACATTCTCGGAAATGCTACGGCTTTCTTCCTGTGCAAAGGAAGCGAGGATGGAAAGCATCAGTTCTCCGTCCCCGGAGAAAGAATTGATGCGTTCTTTTTCAAATCTGACCTCAACGCCCAGTTCCTTTAGGTGTCGGACTGTTTCCAACAAGTCCAGAGTGTTTCGCGCAAATCTTGAAATACTCTTAGTCAGTACAATGTCTATTTTGCCTGCCTCACAATCTGCGAGAAGTCTCTGAAATTCATCTCGCCATTGTGTTCCTGTACCACTGAGTCCCGTATCTGCGTACACCCCTGCAAATTCCCATTCGGGATTTCCTTGTATCAGCTTGTTGTAATAACTGACCTGCGCCGATACGGAATGCAGAAGCCTTTCCGTATCCTTGGAAACCCTGGCATACGCAGCAACTCGTTTTCTTCGTTCCAAGGCAGCAACGGCAGGCTGAATTTTCTTGATTTTTGCCATTTTGTTGCCTCCTAAAATTGTATTAACCTGGGGTTTTACACCCTTGGTCAGCATACATATATCACTCTAAAAGCTTAAAAAGTCAACGGGTTTCCCGATAATAAAGCACCCAGAATCGGGCGATATTTTTCCAGCAGTTTATCCCGTAATACACAATAGCTTTCTTCGGAAATAACGCCCTGGGCGAGCATGGATTTTGCGATAGAAAGCGAAATCTGATACATCTTTTCGGTCTGAAGTTCTTCCTTACTCATGGCTGCCTCCCTTCTTGAAACGGTCTGCTATGTAGCATTCGTGGGAGCAGTATTTACGCTTGGCGTTGCCATAAGAAGAGAAGTCCTTACCACAGCAGGCACACTTGAAACTGTACACAGCCTTTTTGTTGATGCTTTCCGGATGGTTGTGCCACCAGTTCAGACAGCACTCACGGCTGCAAAAGCGTTTCTTCTTTTTACCCTCCGTCTGTGTCAGTGACTTCCCACAAAATTCACAGCAATCGGACACAGGTTTCTCGGTGCTTTCCATTGCACTAATTCCGTGCCTTCTGCAATAACTTTTCACGGTATCCCTGGACAGTTGAAGGTTGGATGCGATATCTGTATAACTGCCCCCTCTGCTACGGAGGGATGCAATCTGTTTTTTCTGCTCATCGGTCATTTTCAAAACACCTCCTACTTGTTAGCCACAGCAAGAGGCAAAACTTGAGGATTTTTTGAAAATATATTCATCCCGATAAAATTTATGCGTGTCCACAGGAAACAGGAACATCCGTAACAACTTTTTCTATATATCAAAAAGGACTTATAATAATAGGAAATAACCCCTCATACCCGCGTAGGAATATATAGGGGGACTGTTGCTCTTGTTCCGCTTGTTGCAAAAAAATAATGCCCTTCAAGGAAAAATCCTCAAAGGGCATCGTTTTAGTTCGGAATTTTAAGTTTCCAACCGCTGTAAATCACATTGGAAGAAAGTCCATTCAGTTTCTTGATTTCTGTGTATCTGCTGCCTTTGCCGAGATACTTCACGGCAATATCCCAAAGGGTATCGCCCTTCACAACCGTATGCACACGGTAATCCGGCTCGGCTGTGCTGTCGGCAGGATAAGTGGCAGTGCCGTCATTGGCAAAAACAAAAGTGCCTGGGTTCTTATCTGCCGCCGCCTTTGCATTGGAGAGAATACGATATGCACCTACCTGGGACTTGCTGTCCTTCCAAGTTTTACGCACACGGTAATAACCTGTGGTCAGCTTTTCAGGATAGACAGGTGTAGGCTCTGCAGGAGTTTCGTCCTTCTCCTCATCGGCTGTCGCCAAGAGCGCCTTTACCTCTGCACGGAAGGTGTCCATACTCTTGCCATGCTTCGGAAACCAGTGCATCACATCGCCGTGGTTGGATGCCACGCCCTGCTTATAGCCTTCGGAATGGCAGATAATGTTCTGCTC